TCTTCTGGGGTGATTGCATGAACCAACTTACGCTCCAAGAAAACATTCCAGATCGCAGCAATCCGCTCGTGATTCATCTTAGCAGGACCATACTCCTTGGCCCTCGGTCCGTTGATTAGTTCTTCTGCTTTATTAAGAAAGTCTTCTCTGGTTTTCATATCTGGAATCCGTACTGTGTTTGTGGTTCGATAAGGTGCAGCGCTTTTTTGGCACGAGTCAGGCCAACGTAGAACGTCCGAATCTCGGAGTCCTGATCCTCGCTTTCAGCGCATGCACGGGAAGAATCTAGTAGTAAGACGACGTTATCCGCCTCTCCACCCTTTGCTTTGTGAATCGTCGATATCTTGATCCTCGGGGTCCCCGTCAAGATAGACTCGCCCATACGGCGTACTGATGCAATGTAGATACGCTCCGTCTCGGATACCTTCAGCACTTCGTACCACGGCGTCTGGTCTGTCGCAGTCAGTTCGCAATGGTCTCGTATGTCTGTTAGCGTGTAGTCTACTTCTTGGTCGAGGGATGCAAGTTTTTTTCTGCCAGCTTTGCTTATGACGGAAGATGTTAAAAGGGTAGATAGCTTCTTCAATTCTGCTGCTGACAGCGAAAGACCTTTGCATAGCTTTAACCAAACCTCAATTCCAGTAAGAACATTTGGGGAGATGGACCAGCCGGAGCCTTCACGCCAGTATAAAAATCCTTGTTCTTTAAGTGTGTTTGAGATTTTATTAGCAATGAAATTGGTACGGGCTAAGATTAGCCACTCTCCGGCTGTTAAGTCCACATCTAGAATATCACGATGCCACACAACAGCGCCAGCTTCATCGGTAGGTTTCCAAAACTTTTGTTGTCTTGTATGTAGTTGTTTTACAAGAGAGTCCGCCATGCTATGGACAGATATGGGGAGACGATATGACTTGTCTAATATGATCTTATTATCCGATGCACTTAAGAAATCGGACACGTTTACACCCATCCATGAATAGATGCACTGATCGTCATCCCCCGCAAAATAAATGCGCTTCGCCCGTGGCTTCAGCACCTCATGTACCATGCGCCACTGTAATGGAACCAAGTCTTGCGCTTCATCAACGATTAGTACCTCAAGCTGGGGACAATTCCCCTGCTCGATAAAGTCTTCAATCATGTCAACAAAGTCTACCTTGTGCATCTCGCGCTTGTAGTCGCGCACAACCTGATCCACCAACTTTAACTGCTGGAAATGCAGCCGTCGGTCCGCGGTCTTTCGAAACTGTTCCTCAAGTGTGCGACCTGTAACTCTAGCCATTTGCAGCATAGACAGGTACGCATCCCCGCTGCTGCCCGGTGTGAACAAAGCTCCATCAGCCATGTTCAAAGATGCGTTGGACGAGAACGTCAGTCCAAGAAGATTACCAATGTCGGTAAAGTCTTTTCCGTGTAAGACGCGCTTGGTTGTTAGACCAAGAGACTGAAACGCAAAAGAGTGTAGTGTACGAAACCAAACCATTTGGTTCGCGTCTATGTTTAGCTTCGTTGAAGCTCGTGTTCTTGCTTCCTCTGCCGCCTTGCGACTAAAGGATACGAACGCTATGTCCTCCGGTCTTGTGCCGCGCTCTAACTCTTGCTGCACAATGTTAATAAGCCGCGTTGTCTTGCCCGTTCCCGGTGGTCCGAAGATTGTGGTCTCTGTTATAACATCCATTAGAATGGCACCTCATCACCTTGGACCGCGATCCGCGGAACTTCAACCTCACGGTTAAACATCGGGACCCACCAAACACGAATCTGTTTTTGCTCTCCCCTCGTTGTGGGAAACCTCTTCACGCCGTTTGCAGTTCCGTCTCCGTTTAATTCTTTTAAGCGTTCCTGTATCTGTCCACGGCTGTAACTATCAAACCGCTGATTGCGAAGATACTTCATCAGGGCTTCGATCTTGAAATAGGTTAACCCGTCTTCCTCGTCTGTAAATGGCTTGCCAAGGCTAACCTCTTCAGCGGACTGTGCTTGAACCCTGCCGTCGCAAAATGCTTCCAGAAAGTCCATGAACTGGCCTTTGTATGTAAGTTCTTCTGGCACCTCGATTTCACTCATGTCTTCCATCAGCATACCAACGATAGTCTGCCAGTCTGCTAGCTTCATCATTGGTGGCATCTTATGGATTTGTTCCATGCAAGCTTTTTGAAAACGCTGCGGAGTTTGTAAGTCGTCTGTTGTTAACTCGACACGCTGTCCGCTGACATCACAGAACCACACGGGTGGCTCGGACTTGACTACACACAGGCCGGTAACCTCAACACTGGACACATGACTGCCGATGCCAAACTTCTTTGTCTTACACAGTGCTTTGTTGCAATAAGACTTGAGCGGCTCCTGATCACAGGGAAAGCCATACTCTTTCTTTTCATGCTGCTGCTGAATGGTGACAATCTCTGACGCAGGAAGCGCCGGAGTGCAATACTTGTTATTGATTTCTTCAAGCCGCGCTTTCCAGTCTTCGGGCTTTTCTTTTTTACAGCCCACTGCTGCCGCAAACATCACAGTGTTGCGGGTGCCTTCGGGAATCCCCTGTCCGAACATACAGTTCAGACAGGGGGCCCAGTCCTTAAACTCGTCAACATGTTCGCCGAACGTCAAACCAACAAATCCGTTCGGGTCTACAGTCCTCTCCTTGACGAGCTCAAGGAACTCCTCTAACGACGCGGGTGTTCCGTCTTCAAGAATTGCGTAGCGGAGCGTCTGTTCCGCATCAAAGTACGGAAGGTTAATGAAGTTGCCAATATCCCCACGCTCGACAAGAATCTGTTCTTGCTTCGGGAATATCTCGCAGCCACCATACCCAAGGTATGAAGAAATCTCTGACGCTTTGTCACGGAACTCTCCTGCACTAATCCATTCGCTAAAGAAAAAGAATATGTGTGCACCACCAGACTTGGATCGGCACACAACGCACGGCACCTCGATGTCGCGCAGCTTTTTGTCCAGCGCCTCTAGGTCCAGCGGATATTTGTCAATGTCCAATGCACCAAACTTGCACTGGTTGTTTTCATTAATCGGGATTGAACCAACACCACTTTTTCCATTGAGATGCAATTGAACAAGCTCAAGCGTTAAAGGTGACCGTACAATCCTTGACTTAGCCTTTTGTTTTCCAGCCCTACGTTCTTCTGATATTGTTGTCTGTCCATGCGCTGCACTAAAGCCGGTAAATGCAGCCATGAACCTTTCTGCTTGGTTCATAACTATGCCCCTAATTGGTTTAGGTTGGGGGTAGGAAGACCGCGAACCGCGGTCTTCCTGCATTTATTAAAATGGAATTTCGTCAGACGTGTCGTTCTTTGTTGCTTCCATCTCATCAGCAGTTCCAGCCGATGTCTTTATCTCGCCTTTGCGGAACTGTTCGTACAAGTCACGCGCTTCAAGCACAGCCGACTGAGGTACATCGTCAATCGAACACTGCGAAACAGAGTAGTTGAACCACGAACCTTTGTCGTTGCTTTCCTGCACTGTCCGAAGCTGCCACACTGTTGCCCACATTGGTGGGTTGAATAGCCCCTTCTCTGGGTGCATGATCTTTAGTCCAGCGCGGCGAGTGTTCCACTGCTTTGCCACTTTCATCTGTGTCTTTTTCATGTCACAGATTAGCTGGCTTGTAATACCGTTAGCGTCGACAGCAAGAATAAGAAACTGTGCTGACCGAACTAACTCGTTACCTGACGGCAGGATTTCGTTTGACCCCATGCGCTGCGCCTTGCGGATGTCGGGGTCGTTTGGATCAATCTCCCCCAAGAAACCACCACCACTTTCGCGCAGTTGAAACTCAAGGAACTTCATCTGGTAGGCACACGGGATGACAGTTACACCTTCGTCAGCTTCCCAGAATTGTCCGGTGACAGTATTGAAAAGATCACCAGCCGACGCGCCCTTGATAAACTTCGAGTCGCTTTTGATAAGCTGTGGGGATAGTGGTTGCAAAATCCGCATAAACGGTATCTGCATATCCTCGGCGCTTACGTTTTCCAAACCCTGACCTGCGCTTGCGTACAGATCGTCCATGATATTTGCCACCGCAGTGGACTTCTTTTCTGCTACTGCTAATTCAGCCATCTCTCTACGAGCTCCTTTTGATTGTAGCTTCATTCCCGACATACACACCGAACATCTCAAAGTCGATGTCTTTGCCTGACTCTATGCGCCCCTTCACCCATGCCTTAAGAGTCTGAGGATGGACGTGGGTTTTTTGTGCAGGGTCTAACCCCTGCTGCCGCAGATCATCTACAACAGCACCGGCAATATTATCCTGCCCCGTGTTGAACGAAACGGTAACGTCATGCTTGATGATGTCCCCTTCGCCGATGGAACGCAGCCATGCAAACGCCTGATCCCGCTGATCTTCCGGGATACGAGCGTGTACAAACTGACGAAGAGCAATCTTATTACCGTCAACGGTAAGACTGTCCATGCCCATCTCTTGCATAAGAGCGGGGATGTCCTCTTCGTTTACTTTTCTTTTTTTGTACTTGAGATCCTTGACATACTGTTCAGCATCTTTGATCTGCTGGTCAAGGGCTATAGACTCGCGAACCAGATTGGACAAACGAGATGCCCCTTCTGTGCTCACTGTGTCAAACTTATCGGGTTCGACTGCTTCATCAATTAGCGAAAATATATCGCTCATCGTTCTTCTCCATTATGGTTACGTTTAAGTTTTACCCCTTCGGGTATGGAACCCGTATCTACAACAGTAGATACGGGGTAGTCAATATAATTTATGCGGCTTTTGTGTCAGCCTGTTTAACCAAATGTGCTACCTGTTTACTAACGCTTCTGTCATTCTGATCGGCCATTTCGCGTAGCTTTTTGTAAACATCGATAGACACAGCAACTGATTTCCACTTTGTTGTATCCACCACTTTACTCCTCTTCTTTTTGTGTGCTACAGTCCTAACGTATCTTATATGTAATCGGGGAGTCAAGTACAAAATGAGACGTAGTAAAATAATAAGTGACGGACCGGACTATAAAATAGCAATGGGCAAGCGATCTGAACTAATTGCTGCCGACTATTTAATGATGAAAGGTTGTTATGTGTACATGCCGTTCATCGAGCAGGGTCCCATTGATCTCATTGCGTTAGACAAAGAAGGTGTTGAACATCGCTTTGATGTCAAGACTGTGTCGCGTCGCAAAGATGGTACTATTATTTCTCGTTCTCTTTCTGACCTCCAACAAAAACTAGGGGTGCAACTACTCTATGTGTGCCTTGACTCCTACGAGGTACACAAATACCCCCATCATTTTTCTCGTGACACTGTGCCCTTGCACTCGCGCCGCAACGCTGCCAACCGTAGATTTAACGGGGAGACACCTCCAACCATTGACGAACTTCTTCCCCAAGAGTCTTCGCCGACAGTTCAATCTTGTTCCGAAGAGTCTTCACAATGTGCTGATCAACAGTCCCCTTCGAAATCAAATCAACGTAAAGAACCTTATTCGTCTGACCAATCCGGTGGCATCGATCTTCAGACTGTGCCCGAGTTTCTAGGTTAAAGTCGTTAGCATAGTAAATCACATTGGTTGCAGCCGTTAGAGTAAGACCAAAACCTGCGGTTTGCGGGTTGGCTACAAAGAACCTAGCGTCTTCGAACTGGAATCTGCGGATCGCTGTTTGTCGGTCTTCGTCTGAGGTATCCCCAAAATAGCTGACCACGCTATCCTTGCCATAGGTCTTAGCTAAAGTAGCTACAATAGACATTATGTCGTACCTAAAACGTGACCAGATAATGACCTTGCCTGACATCTCTTCGATAGTCTCAAGCAGTGCGTCAATGCGGTTGGTTTTAAACTCGATCAGTTCCCCGTCGTCGGTCTTAAGGTGACCGCACAGCACCTGTTGCAGGCGCAGCAACTGAGTCATCACCGCCGGGGCAGACACCAACTCACCATCGTCCAGCAGTGCAATGGCGTTGTTCTTTAGCGACATGTAGTATTTGATTTGCTCGTCAGTCAAAGATACTTCACGAAGAGTATATACTTTGTCCGGTAGATCAAGTGCTTCATCTTTTGTAACACGGTATGAAAAACAGTCCAGCTTGGTGGAGAGCTCATCAAGATTTCGGTATCCCACGACTTGTTGAAAACTGTGACTGCCCATCCGCTGAGTTCTTGTGATGGCATACCTGCCTTGAAACGAATAGTATGAGTCGAAGCCCAGTAAGGTAGGACTGAGGAAGGCACATTGCGAGTAAAGATCCATCGGCGACTTAGTGACTGGCGACCCTGTGAGTATGCGCCGAAACGATGCACTCTTACCAACCTCAAGCAGTGTTTTAGTCCGTTTGGCTTTGGGGTTCTTAATAGTAGTTGACTCATCAACCGCAAGTAAAAACGTCGATCCGCGAACAAACATCTCCAAGTATTTTCGTACTTTGATAGTCGCAAACCCCTCGACATTGACCAGTAGGAAACGGAGTTTTTTACGCTCCTGAATGCCTTCCTTGAGGTGCTGTGCTTGAGTCTTGTTTGGGTTCGGATTCCAAACATATACCTCGTGTTCAATGTCCTCCGGTAGATGAGCAGGTATCTCTGATATTTCCCAGTTTCTGTAAACACCTTTCGGCGCAACGATAACCGCCGTGTCAATGTGTCCTTGTTCGTATAGCCATGTGATGTTGTCGATGAGAACCTTCGACTTCCCACATCCCATTTCCATGAAGTATCCGTAATTTTTTTTGTTGTAAGACTTTTCAAGCGCGACTCGCTGATGCTCGTACGGCTGTGTCTTGAGATTAAATTGCATTTGCCCCTCGTCATTTGTCTTCCTAGATTTCCGGTTCATCCGGATATGCCAGCCCCTCGCTCATCATTGCATGCTTGGCGGACTCGAGATAAAACAGAATGTCGGCAACATCTTCCTGCGTTGTCATCATCTTGACTGTTCCATCCCGCGCCATACCAACAATCAGTACGTCTTCAAGTATTTGACCCGCGACTGTGCATACTGTTTCAACAGGTGCTTTTTGATATTCTAGTTTCTTAGCTTGAAATGGTATGACATTGTCGTTATTCGACATCAGGGAAGTCCTCCAGAATTGCTGCTCGTCTGTCACGCATATCCATGTATTGCAACAAACGAGCGCGAGTTTTTTCCGCTTCGCGGTACAAACCCGCAGTCTGCAACTCTGTGTACTCCTCGTCAAGTATCCTAATGATACGGTTTAACCCTGAAGTATACGTCTCCATGCCGCCTCCAAGTAGTCAATGTCTTCTTTGGTGTACGCTTGTGTGGCTTGCTGCATGATGTCCAGCTTAAAGGTTACAGCAGCTTCAACAGCACATAGCGCGTCTCGCATCTCGATCCGCGATGCTTGGTTCTGATCAAAAACGATCTGCTCTTCTGTCGGCATTAACCTAGTTTCATACACATCGGCCTCCCATTCAGATGGCATAGTATCATCTTTTATTTTATCAGATGTTGGGCTGCTGTCAATGATGGCGAGTTTACACACAGAGCATTGCTTTTTGTATGGTGGCACAACCTGATGCTCGATACTGCCGCCGCACTTTGGACAGCGGTCGGCATCCAATGCCTTTTGCCACGATCCATCCCCTTTTTTAATCGCACTCAATGCTTTGTCTCCCCTTCGTCTTCTTCATACCCATGCATAATTGTTTCGTTCGCAGTTTTTAAAGAAATGCTTAACAGTTCCGTCACCACCATTGGTGATGACTCGTTGTTTTCGATGGCGAGGCCAAGACCTGCGGACACCAAAATGTAGGATGCAAAGTCAGGGTCTAGTTTCATGTCACTAAACTCCCTTAGCAGAGAAGTAAGTTTCTCTGATGCTTGCATTGCCTTTTCTCTTTCTTCTAATGGTATCAAAATCTTCATCCTTTAGGTTATGTCCTCTCCATCATC